GGCATTGGCGAACTCGATCAGGCGGATCTGGAACTCCTGTTCCTTCATCGCCGACTCGTGCTGGCGCTGCTTCTCGGCCTCGTCCGCCTTGAACTTCAACTCCTGCATGTTGTCCTGCTGGTCGGCCTTGATCTTCATGTCGGCGACCTGGATGCGCGGGTCCGGTGGCGGGCCCTGCATCTGCGATTTCCGCTGCTCCCACTCCTCGTCCGTGTACTGGAAGCGTGTCGGGTCGAGCCGGTCGGCCTTCATCTTCTCGGCGAACCACTTGGCCGGGTCGATCTTGAAGTCCGGATCCTTGACGATGGCCGCCATGGCCGCGATCGACTGGTTCTGCTGGTCGCGCTCGAACAGCGCAGAGCTCCCGCGGGCATCTATCTGGAAGTCACCCTTCTCGTCCTCGTTGTCGCTGTACAGCAGCAGCCACTCGTAGTAGCGCGGGATGTGTCTCTCGATGATGTCGTCGTCGAAAATCTTGGCGTGCCGGCGCAGGACCACAGACCCGTTGTTGTTCAGGATCTGCATCCCGGTCGCGGTCTGGGTGGCGCTGCCCTGCTGGCCCTGCATCAGCAGCGGCATGGACGTGACCCGCTCGGCCAGGCTCATGCCGTAGTTGATGATCGCCATGAGCTGCTCCTGCATCATGGGGATCTGGACCACGTACATGGCGTCGCTGGAGTTCTGGATGTCGGCGTCGGCATCCAGCATCCACACCTTGCGCGGCACGAACTCGTTGCGCCCATTGGCCGCCGTCAGTGCGCTGGCCCGCACGATGATCTGAGGCCCAGCTGCCAACCCGGCGTTGTCCATCATGTTGCGGGTCGCCGCGTTCACGATGCGCTGTGCCGTCCTGACCTGGCGGGAAACACCCTCACCGGCCCAGTGGCCCTTGCGGCGCTTCCAGCGGAAGACGTCGTATGGGAACTCGCCCGAGTCCAGCACGGCACGGGCGATCTTGATCACACGGTCATTGACCATGGTGACCTCGACCGGGATGGAATCCCCATCGTCGCACTCGCAGCCAGCCGCCCGGATGTCGTCGGCGCCAGCCAGGCCGTGGAAGTACCAGATCTCGAACTTCTCGCGCTCGGCGTTGGTCTTGTCGGCCTTCTTGTCCTCGACGTACTTCTTGCCAGGGCCTTCCTTGATGCATTCGTCGATCTCGGACGCGATGTAGATCGGGTTGCCCTGGGGGTCCGCCTCGTCCTTGAGACCTTCCAGGATCTTGCCGGTGATCTCGTCGCGCTCCCAGATGCGAGACCCGTTGTGGATGTCGTCGCCGCAGTTGGCTGCCGGGTAAAGATTCTCAACAGGGATTGCCTTGGACTTCGGGATGGTCTCCTGCACGATCTGAATCGTGGTCGCACCCGTCGCCTTGTCCTTGGTGACAGCGCGCTTCTTGAACACCTTGGGGAATGGTCCCTTCATGACCCCGGTTCCCACCCGTGCGGCGTCCTCAATCACTGTGCGTGCTTCGGCGTGCCAGTTGGACTGCACCAGCCAGTCCCAAATCTTGTTCTCGGCCCGTCGGGCTTTGGCGCCGGCTTCCGATAGCATCTTCTTGGCGACGTCGGCCACCGGCATGACTTTGCCGTCCGGCATCTGGATGTCGCCGTCCATCTTGGTGGCGCCAATCATGTCCGGTTCAGGCGTCGGAAGCAGCCCGAACGGGCGGTCATCGGTCGGCAGCAGCATGTCCGCGAGCCGTGCCGACGCCATCTCGACGTAGGGCTCGGTGATGTTCACGAACACGTTGGACTGAACCGGCTTCTCGTCGCGTTCCTGGGTCAGAACACGGCCGTTCGAGGTGCTCGGCTTGGTCGCAACATCGGCCCGGTTGGCGTCGTCGATGCCGTCGCAATACTCCTGGTCCTCTTTCCACAGGATCTCGACACCCGAAGCGGCCCGGGCATCGATGTCCTCTTTGCGCTTGGCCGCCAGGCTGATGGCGAATGCCTGCAGGCGCACCTTGTCCTGCTGTGGAGTCGCCTCGACAGCCTGGGGGACTGCGTTGGACATGTCCGCTTACTTCCGGCGCGCGACCAGCGTCGCAGTCAGTGCCGTGGTGCCATCTCCAGCGGTCACGCTTGGCCGGCAATACTGGGTCACCTCGGACACCTGTTCGAGCGCAGCGGCGGTCTTGCTGATGGCGTTGCCCTGCGGGTCAGTCAGGCTGAACCAGTTGGTGCCGTCGTTCGATCCCTGCCAGACGATGGTGCCGCCAGTCCCGAATGTGCCGTTGACTTGGATGGAGCGATCGGCCCAGGCCAGCCACTCGAATGGCGCCCCGGCGTCACCATTGGCCATCGCGGCCCAAACGACCTTGACCGCCTCATCCTTGGTCTGGGTCGGGAAACTGACCGTGCCGTTGACTGTTGCCATATGGATCTCCTGAAATGAAAAACCCGCCGAAGCGGGTTGTGAGAGTTGTGGTTACCTGCGGCCTCTGCGGCGGGCTCGGATGAGCCAGTCATCCGCGCTATTGCCAGCAACCTCAACGAGGTCTGCGTCTTGCCCCGCAAGCGTGTACGCGCCTGCTGTGGCGTCCAGAACCAGGGCAGGAGTCAGCGCCGCGTCTTGCCCGGTGTAGATGAATGCGCCGGTCTGCGCATCGAGGGTATAGCTGTTTGACAGCGCATAGAACCGTCTCGGTTGCTCTGTCCATGCTGCAAAACGCTCGGCATAGTCCAGCTTGGCCTCGCGTGCATTGAGGCATCGCGCCCAGAAAGCTTGATCTCCCTGCAGGCACTGGTTGTAGAACGAACTGCCGCCACGGGCTCCGAAGTACATTGTGTAATCGCTGAATGTGGTCGTTCCGGTATTGATCTTTGCGCCAATCGGGGAGCCAAAACTGAGCGTCTGCGGCACGCCGTCAACGTACACCGCCACCACCTGATCTGTGGATAGCGCACGATCCATCACGGCCATGATTCGATGCATGACTCCAGCAGTCGGCTGCGCGTATGAGGCCGCTGTAACCTTGTTCGCCGCAGTAATGACGGCAGCAAGGCTTACAGACTGCCTGTTGCCGGTCGTGTTCGTCGCGCCGTCGTACCCATCCCAGATGTTGAATGAGCCCTGGAAATTTGAGCCAAGGTCTGCACTCAGCTCCATGATGAGCGCGTAGGTGCTCGGGTTCGTGGCCCGGTAGTAGTCGAAAGCAACCGTAAGTTTCTGCAGGCCAGCAAATTTCGTCACCACGCTGCTGGACTGGCTCGAACCGTTGTATCTCAGCGTTTTGCCGAACTTCCCAGCGGTCCATGTGGCGCTGGTGGTCATCGGCTGCTTGCCAGCAGAATCGTTCAGCTTCCTGCCGGCGCCCTCGTTTGTCACCCACCGATGGCGCAGACCACGCGCCATGGGGTGCGCCCGATTGATCAGCGCACCTGGTAGCGGCTTCCCGATCATGCGATGCTGTCGATCGTGGAGTAGCGCACTTCGATCGCGTGCGCCTGGGTGTACAACGAACCATCGTCCACCGCACGGATGCGGATCGCGCCCTCCGGGAACTGCACCGGGGCGTAGATCTCGGCGCTGTCGTACAGAGTGCATCCGGTCGCCGCGTTCACGAGGTCATCCTCGACCGTCACGCTCGTGTTCGCCACGATGGACTTGATGCGGGCCCATTCGCTGTTGCCGATGGTGCCGTTGTCGATGAAGATCAGATCCCCAGCAGTGAGGTTGGTTGTGCTGGCAACACCGATGACCTTCTGGCCAGCTGCCACCGTCCCGCTGACCGCCTCGGCTTCACATGCGGCGAAGTTCGTCGTGAACTCGGCGAACGGAAACCATGAGTTGTCGCCTGACGTGGCAAAGGACGCCTCCAGCCTGATATTTGCGCCAGCCCCAGCGGCAGTAGCGGACCTGCGGCCAAACCTGACGTAGACCAAACCGCCCATCTTGCCGGACACGTCCGCCGCGCTGCCCACCACTACCGTCGATGCCGCCACGGATTGCAGCGCGAGTAGTGCCGTGCTCTGCGCGGTCTTCGTGAAGGTTGCCATTATGCAGCCCTCCGGATCTCATTCTGCGCAGCCTCGATGCCCGGCTGGGCGGCGATGGATTCAGCTTCTGCGCGATAGGCCTCAGACCAAAACGCTTTGACCGTTTCCTCGATGTCGTGATTCAGAGACCCGGCGTAGGTAAACCCGTTGCGCGAGACGGTGCAGGCCCCGACGGTCTCTCCCGGACGGCGCGGCGTGAACTCGATCGTCCAGTCTTCGAAGATCAGTCCTGATGGTGCGCTGGAAATGGTCATGTCAGTGTCAGCACGCCATTGGTGGCGCTGAAGTCCACGGTGAACGTCCCGCCCGTCGTCAGCGTGATGGCGGATCCGTAGTCCCAATACCCGATCAGCTCGTCATTGCTGGCCGTGTCGTTGTAGAGGACGGCATACCGGAATGGCCCGATCGATCCACCAGACGCCGTGAACACAACATCGGAACACACCAATTTGTAGACGCCCGATGATTGCGCGGAGCTTGTCTGGCTCGCCTGCGTCCCGCCCGCGGTGTAGCCATTCCCGGCGCTGATTTCCGTGATGTCGGCCTTCACCGTGTTCGATGCTGCCGGGGCGCTGTTGGTCAGCATCACCTTCAGCGTGTCGCTGCCCAGGTTGTGGACCTTCTCGGCCACCGCCTCGACGAAGCTGTTGAACTTGGTGAAGGTCGCCACTTACGCCCCCAGCACAGCAGCCGCAGCCTCTTTGGCGCGCGCAATCCGGTCGGTCAGGTCTGCAAGGTCTGCCCGCGCCTCGGCGGCGTCCTTGCGCGCCTGGTCGGCATCTGCCCGGGCGAGCTGCGCCTGACGCTGCGCCTCGTCCCGTGCCCCGTGGGCCTGGGCCACAACACGCTGGCTGTAGGCATCGGCATCCGCCCGGCGCAGTGCGGCCGCCCGGTCAGCATCGGCCAGCTTCGCCGCGGCATCGGCTTCGGCGCCGGCCAGGATGTTGACTGCTTCAGCATGGGCGGACTCGATGCGCCCTGCGGCCTGGTCCAGTTCGGCCTGCAGTTCATCGCGGCGCGTGCTGAATGCGAGCTCCAGCCGGGCCCGATCCTGCTCGATCGACGCGATGGCAGCCTGCTTCTCGCCGACGGCCTGGTCGAGGTCGGCAACAGACATCAGCGCGGTCTGTGCGGCCTCCATGTGGCGGAACAGGCGCGCAAGCTGGCCGATCTGCTCGGCTGACTCGCGCAGATTGATGGGTTGGTCCATGGTCATGGTGGACTCCTTCGGGGTGTAAATCAGTAGCCCATTCCGGGGTCGGATGGGCGGAATTCGCGGAACTTGTTCGATGCCGCCGCCTTTGGGAACGGCAATTTCAGGTCTGGCTCTGCCAGCCTGGCCAGCGAATCCAACATGTCATCGGTGCGGCTCACCGGGAATGCCGCGTACTCTTTATCCAGGAACTCTTTGATCAGGTCACGTTCGCCGTGCATGATGAATTTCGGCAGCCACAGCTTGCCGTGCTCAAACCATGGGATCAGCCTGCGGATGCGGTCGGCTTTGCTGACCATCCCACCAACCTCGGTGATCTTGAATCGGTACTGGCGGCGCTCCTGCTCTGCGTGGATGGCCTCAATGTCGGCCTGTAGGCCGTATTGCTCATACCGCACATCCAGCGGTGAATGCTTGACGTGCAGGCCGAATAGCGCATCCACGCGCGCCGAGAGATTCAGCCTGTCGCGCACGCAGTCGATGACATATGCGTTCTGGTCTGGCGCCAGGCCAACCACCCACATGCACGTGTAGTCCCCGGCATCCTTCTTTCGACCGCTTGATGGGTCCACCAAGATGATCTTGTTGAGCTTCGGCGGCGGGTTGACGTACCGCTGCACCCATTTCAGTTGCAGCTCCGCACCTTCGCTCGGCCTGGGCTTCTGTTGGAACAGCGCAGACCATGTGCGAGCGTTGCTGCGGAACTTCTCGAAATGCCCGCCTTTGAACCACTCAGGCCACAGCGGATCGCCGATCTTGCGCTGCAGGGGGTCATCCGCCCGGTCACAGATTGCCGGGAGGCACAACACGTACCACTGCTGGCCGTCGCGCCCGATCTGGTGCCCGCTTTGCCCGTCCCACCCTTCCGGCAGGATTCCCCCGGACAGATCATCCTCGTGCCACCTGGTCTGGATGATGATGGTCGATCCGCCTGGAATCAGCCGGGTTTGCAGGTCATCCTCATACGCCTGCTTGGTTTTCGCTCGGATCGTCTCGCTTTCAGCGTCTTCGCGTCCGGCAACCGGGTCGTCAATGATCAGGATGGATGCCCGATTGCCCGTCATCCCAGCCAGCACGCCGCCAGCCATGTATTCAGACCCGTTGTCAAGCGCCCATTCCTCTACCGACTGGTTCCCGGCCACCAGTGCAGTCCCGAATATCGGCTGGTACTTCGCTGACTTGGCAATTTGCCGAGTCCTGCGGCTCTGTTTCCACGCGATCGCCGACGCGTAGCTGCCCAGAATCACCCTCGTCCCCGGTTTCTTCCCCATCGCGTAGGCGGGGAAAACCACGCTCGCATAGGTACTCTTGGCCGACCCAGGCGGCATGAACACCATCAGGTTCTGGATCTCGCCGGACAAAACCCGGTCCAGCGTGTCCATCAGCAGGACGTGATGCGCAGCCGCAATCGTCTCGACCGGCCTGAATAGCCATTCGTCCTCGTTGTCAGTCGCAGGCTTGCCCGGCACATCAATGGCTTGGGCGAACTCCACAAGACTGTTGCGCGCGAACTTGCGCCGCAGCAACTCTGCCGCAGCCTCTGGCGCCGATAGCCTCACGCTTTCTTGCTCGCCGCCGATGCAATCGCCATCAGCGCGTCGTCGTCCAGGTGGTATGCAACCTGCTGGGCAACTGGCGGCAGATCCTCAGCCCCTCCAATGGCCAGCTTGTCGCCATACTTCTTCGGCGCGAGCTTTGAGGCGTACCATTTGCGGGCATCCACCCGGAGCCGGTTGCGGGCCACTGCGGTCGAACTGACGTCCAGAACCTGCGTTTCGCCTTGGTAGCGGACCTCAACCTCTGTTTCGTCCGCAATCTCGATGATTTCAGCGGCCAAGCGGTCGGCCTGGGCCTCTCTTGCGCGCGCGTACTGGTTGCGAAATTCCTCGCGGTCATCCTCTGCCAACCATCTCAGAACCGTCCCGATGCTCGGGAATTTGGCCGTGTCGCAAATGGCGCGCAGGCTTTTGCCCATTGCCAACTCGTGACAGATGCTGGCTGCGATCTCGTCGGTGTAGCCAGATGGCCTGCCCCGCTTTGCCGCCTTCTTTGCTGCTGGCTTCTTGGTGGTCATGGCGTGACGAGAATGCGGAAGGACTCAATCCGCCCGATACCGCCCGCACGGTCCATTGCGCGCATCTCCGGTCCTGTGATGCGGCAGATGCGCTTCCAAGGGCTCGGCGGCTCCATGCTGGCCATGCGGATCTTGCGGCGTGCGCGCATGCTTGAGGCGCGGCGCTGTGGCGGCTTGGTGCGCGGCGTGGTGAAAATCGGCGTGCATGCTGTGATGGCGTACAGGGCTCCGTATGCGGCGATGTTGTTGGTGATGCTCATTTCTCGCTCCGTGGCCATGCCTGCTCCAGCATCAGGGCGTCAGAGGCGTGGCCGTCAGCCGTTGCCGCCAGTCGCTCAAGCTGCGCCGCGCACTGTCCGAATACGTCGTTGAGGGCTGCGGCGTGCTCACGGACGGAGGTGCAGGAAGCGCTGGGCATGTCACGGCGGGCGGTGGCGAGCTCGTCGCGCAGGCTGACAGACTCAGCGCGAGCACGGTCAGCGTCCAGCTTTTGGCGGTTTTCCCGGGTGCGTGCGGCATCTATGGCCTCCTGGGTTTGTTTGGCGAGCCGCTTCTCGTCGTCGCGGGCTTTTTTCTCTGCCTTGATGGATTCGGCCTGCCACTCGGCTCGGACGGCTGTGTCGCCTGCGGTGTAGCCGGTGTGGTAGACCTTCCA